TATTAGAAACAATCGCCGCCTCAAATGCACTGAGACTCATATTTTCCAAATTAAACGATACACCAACGGCACATCTCAATTTATTAGCACTAAACGTAATGCTTCCAAGTGCTTTCTTCTGTACATCCGACCCTGCCCCATCAGCTACCCAAGTAGCAACTGGCTTTACGCTGGATGTTGGAATCGACACACCCGTATTATATGCGGTCTGCGTTACCAGTGGCAGAATCATGCCTTGGCTGGTTAATTTATCAATGATTTTATTTAAGGTCGTAGTCGGAATGACAGACCCCGCATCAGCTGTGGTCGTAATAGCACTGGCACGATACTCTGGATTCATAACACCCGTTTTTACATAATCAAAAAATGCTTGGCGATATTCCATCGTATCAAATTTATCAGCAACAATAGAACGCTTTTCTCCCGGTTTTTCAATAACTGTAGACTCAATTTCTCCTGAATTGATTTTATTGGCAATATTCATTCTCTTGCGAATTTCAGTTTCCTCCGTGTCCAAATCTGTCAATTCTTTTTCAATAGCTGTCAAATCCACTGTCTCTGTTCCTTTTAAAATTGATCTAATCTCAATTTTTCTGTCTTTGATTTCTTGAAGTCTGTTCATGTTATGCACCCCTTATTAATATTTTATAAAGACAAATTTAAAAGCCACGCTATTAAACGTGGCTTAAAAAGTTAATAAATATAGTTTTTTTCTTTTTTCGTTTTCTTTGGTCAACTTTTCAATTTCTATGCGCCCACTAAAATAATCTCTTGCAGATACAGCAGAACCATCTGCAACATCAATGCTTGTACCTTCATAAGCTGGCATATCCACCGCAGATACATCGCACAACGTTTTAAATTTCAATATGCGCCTTGTATGGGTTAATGAATCGTATGCATCTTCATCCACAATAAAGCCAAATGATGTTTTATCGATATCACCACGCTTGATTAAAGCATACAAGTCCTGTCCGGCTGTTACATTTGCCAAATCCGCCCGGAAATTCAAGCCCATGTTATCAACTTTCAGTTGTAGTGTCTTATTTCGTGTACGTGCCAATACTAAAAAATTTTCACTATGATTATAACGAAAGCATACATCTGACATATCACAGCCAACAAAAGCATCTTTGTCTATGACCTCTTTATATTGAATGCCATCATATTCAAAGAGAATGGTTGGTTGCTCAAATACAGCAGCATATCCGGCCACAATCATACTGTCTTCCTGATCAGCCGCAGCGACCAAGTCAGTCATTCTGTATTCTCTTTCAAATTTTTTCATTTTACTCCTCACCTCCCTCAACTATATTGTCATCCGCATTTTTTGGTTCTGGATCAGCAGCATCCCCAACTTGATATTTATTTTGTTTTTTGCTATCAACATAATTGAGTGACACCAGCCGTTTGTCACCGTCAGGACGTGCCGCAAAGCCAAATATCTCACGAATTTCATTAACGGTCAGTACGCCTGTTTGTTGCAGCACTTGTGCCATGGCAACTTTACTTTTCAGCGAAGCATACTCTAATCGATTTGTCAGCAATACAACTTCATTGCCATAACTTTTTTCACGCTCCGTAAACAATTTTGCTGTTAATTCTTGTGAGAGTTGAATTGCCAACGGCTCAATAACAGATTCAAAGAAAGCTGTCCACTGTTCTTCTGTGTAACTTGCCTTGATAATTTCCTCAGATAAGCCAAAATAACGATAAATATCTTCTCGGCAATGCATCATTTGCCCATCATCTGCCGTTTGAATATCAGACGTAAGCTCATGATATTCACCTTTGCTGTCAATCGCGGCAATCCCAGTCGCTTTTCCATTGGTCGTGTTTACGAATTTATTAGTAAAATCATCAACTGCCGCTTTTTGGTCTTCCGGGCGCATCACACCGTTAAATTTCAGATATCCACGCAGTTTTGTACAATTCTTGACTGCATTTTCTAATGCCTGTTTTACTGTATTTAAGATATTTAGCGGACTTTTAAGCGGTCGTTCATTCGATTCACCAAATATATCGCCACGATTATAGTGCCTGCGTAAATGTATTAAATCTGTGTAAGGTACTGTAATTTGCCCCGCCTGTAAAAAATGGAACCGGCAATACATTTGCCCTTGGTGCTCTCTTAGCTCAAGATCCGTATAGTTTAGCGGATAAATACCAACAACATTCCCTGTTGGATCTGTTTTGATATAGGCAAATGCATTGTTGTATGAAAATAATTGTGTAACCATGCGATATAAGAAATCGTATGTGCTCATAAATTCATTCGGTCGCGTTGAAAGAAGAGAATCCAGCGGACTATCGGTCTTGACAACGTTTCCATTTTTCCGTTTAATATGCTGTGGTCTCAATTTCGCCGCATTTTTAGCAATTGTATCTATACAAGTTCTAACTGTCGCGTCATCGTAAGCATCGCCATCAAAAGGACAGAAATAATCATCATACGTACCCAGTAATCTAAATTGGGTTGTCTGAATGTCTGGCGAATAATCGTCTCGATTAAAAACACTACTGAACATACTTCTTAGATTTAATTTCAATTTTCCACCTCCTTATCTGCCGCCCTAAATTATGTTTTGATAATCTTCTAGATAACGCAAATAAACTGTATATGCATCCAATAACGCCATTGCCGCATCATCTCTTGTTTTATCTGCACGGTTTTTCCATGGCTGATAATTTCCATTGATATCCTGTTTTACTCTCAAATTTGCTAAGCACCATTCCATGATTGGATTTCCATTATAGACAATATTTTTCGATTTCAGCTCTGCTTTTAAATTTTGCAACGGTATTGATAATGTTTGTGCTCCCTGTCTAACAATATCCATTGCGCTATCTCCATAAGTATCTTGCATTTCTTTTGTAAGATAGCCCGCACCATAAGCATCATATCCAATCTTATAAAGATAAATATCATATTCTTGCTGTACTTCCGCAAACCAGTCCGCCACCATATGATAATCAATGAGTCCGCCTGGACAAATACGCAAATAATCTTTATCTACCCATTTTTTATAAGGCACTTTGTCTTCCTGAACACGAATTTCCAAAGCATTCTCTGTCATCCATGATTTGGTAAGCACATAAATTTTAGGATTATCTGGCACACGGAAAATCACCGCTGCCGAAGTGAGATCTGTGGTTCTAGATAAGTCAAAACCGCCAATGCCATAACGTGGCTTTAAATCCGCCACGCAAAAATTTTCTTTATTGACAATATCTTGCCAATCAAGATATGACTGGCTGCTAGTTTCCGGAACATTAAAATCCTTCGTCAATAAATCTTTGACATCTTTATGACCAGCTTTGGCACGCTGCACTTTTTCCGCCAGCTGTACATAATCTTTTATAGTTCCTAACCCCGGATTTGATTTTTGCCAGCAAGCCGGATCTTTCCATTCGTTTTTATCGTCCAGCTCATAAATAATTGGCAAGAATCTTTCGTCTTGATACTCGCCAACTCCATCATAGCCATTAATCGTATCCTCTGCTTGTTTGTACTTTAGATCGTAAATGTTTTCGCGGATAAACCCCGCTGTGCTTGCAATAACAGTAAGGGGCTGCTGCCTTGCTGTCATCCCATCGACAACGACGTCATATAAATTATTGTCCTTCCACGCGTGCAATTCGTCGATGAGAGCACAACTTACATTCAATCCATCCAACGTATTACTATCAGATGCCAGCGGCTTATAGATCCCGTCGTTGATGTTGCAATAAATATCTCCGACACGCGTTTTACAATATTTGTGAATTTCCGGCGACTTTTTAATCATCTTCACCGTTTCATCCCATACAACGCGTGCCTGATCTCTTTTTGTAGCGACAGAATAGATTTCTGGTGCCGATTCGCCATCAGCAACAAGGCAGTATAAGGCAATAGCAGACTCCAAAGCAGACTTACCGTTTTTACGCCCAACTAAAAAAAGAATTTCTCTATATTGTCTAAGTCCATTAGAATCAACAAACCCAAATATCGCGCTAACTAAAGCCTTTTGCCAAAGTTCTAGTCGAATAAGCTTGCCGCCGGTTTTCCCTTTAGATAACCGACAGAATAACTCGATAAACTCTATAACCCGAATTGCTTTTTTTTCGTCAA